GCACCTCATGGTCCTCTACTTTGGACTCTTGGTCAGGGAGGGAGTTGGCAATTTTCTCCAGCAGTTTTCCCTGCCTTTGGACCTCAGCGTAAATGTCGCGCATCGAAACCTTCACTGTTGCGGTGTCGTTGTGGTCATCAGTCATTTCACTGCCCTCCGAATCCGGTTGAATCCGCGAGCGAGTGCTGCTGAGGGTTTCCATTTAGGTTCAGGTCTTGCAGGTTTCACCGGCTCAGGTGCAGGCTCCGGCTCAATGACCGGCTCCACGATTTCCTGTGCCTCAAGGTACGGGACCGGATCCACAGTGTCACCCCAGCGGGCTGACTTGCGAACCTCAAAGTGTAGGTGTGGGCCGGTGCTTGCTCCCGTGTTGCCTGAGTAGGCGATGAGTTCACCGCGCTCCACCCGTGTCCCCTTGAGAAAGTGTGAGGGTTTCTGCAGGTGATAGTAGACCGTGTGCCGGTTGTCCTCGTGCTTCAAGATGAGGGTCACACCGCCGGAAGGCCCGTTGCCTTTCTTCACCACAACACCATCAGCAGGAGCCGTCAAAGGTGTCCCCACAGGGAGCGCCACGTCAATGCCGTGATGGAACTTGCGCCTCCCCGTAATAGGGTGAACCCTCCACCCGTAAGGGCTTCGAGCGTTCACAGAGTACCCTTCAGGCCAGGGCTGAGAGAGCCGCACGATCTACTCCCCTGTTACTTCAGACCAGTTGCCGGCTTCTTCATCCCAAACATAATCAGCACCATCAGAGGGGTAAGCCACAGGTGCAACCCAAAGGCAAGTGTCCAAAACCCACGACTCAAAAGGTTGCGGCGGAATGAAGGCATCCCGTTCCTCATCGTAAGTGAAACCGATACCGGCATAGTTGAATCTCAGCGCTTTGGTTTGGTCATCACTAGGTTCCCCAGTTTCAGGGTCATAGTGGACACCGCCGTGAGTATTGTAAGAAGTCTGTTTCCACACCTCACCAGTACTCTCAGTGAACTCATCTTCCATACCGTCAGACTCTTGGCGTGCCTTGATGACATAAGTCACAACATTGTTCTCGTCTAGTTTTGCGAAATGGCTCATAGGATTGTCACCGTCGCTCCAGGGTCAGTAGCAGTAATAGTGTAAACCGTATTTGCTCCAACTGTTGCGTTTGTTTCTGTCACACCAGAGAACGAAACTGAGGTTCCTGTGGGAACTGTAAAAATGACAACACCGGAACCACCCGTAGCGGTAGTGGCTGAGTTGTTTATTTGTCCTGACGCCCCACCGCCCGTATTAGCGGAACCATTATTTGCCGCACCACTTGCGCCTCCATCTGTCCCTGTCCCAAAAGCGTTTGCGCCACCACCAGCACGACCAACTGGTGAACCTGTGATTGAGGATGTAACACCAGATCCACCGTTAGCGCCCGCACTAGAGCCCCCACCGACAGCGCCAACAGAACCGGCTCCTCCGCCGCCTCCGCCCGTTTCAGTTCCCCCATCTCCACCGTCAAAGCCCTGTCCCGCAGTACCAGCGCCCCCTGCAGCAGAGCCACGCGAACCTCCACTCCCTGAACCACCGGCAAGACCAGCATCTCCTCCACCTGAAACTCCGCCGCCTCCGCCATCAGAAGTGATGGAAGCAAAAACAGAATTAGAACCAGTAACCCCTGACGCCCCACCACCCCCAACCGTAACCGTATATGTACCGCCCAACTCAAGAGCCGGCTCAGCGCTAGCCCCACCGCCAGAGTTTTCACCAGAAACATTGCACCGGTATCCACCAGCACCCCCACCGCTGCCGGAACGAGTCGTAGTGGAACTGGCTGCATTTGTTGCCCCACCACCCCCACCAATCACAAGGTAAGACACCGCAACAGCCAAAACCGTATTCAACGGGTTCATCGAATTGAACTTAGCAAAATCGCGGATGGAACTTTTCCGCATAGAAGTAACAGCCATAAGTAGTTACCCCCTTTAGATGGTTACTTCAGCACCGAAAGCGTTGAAAGACAACAGGGAAGCAGTACCACCAGCAGAGATCGACAGCACATCAGTTGCCTCCATCGCCACACCCAAAGTGAGGGTCGTGGAATCGTTCGCAGCCACAGGCACATCATAAGCCAGGTAATGCTTATCCGAAATAGCTTCCCCACCATCACGCATAGCCAGCCGGAAAGTATCCGCAGCAGCAGCACGGTTGGCAATAATGATTGTGCTGATAACCGTTTCAGTATCGGCAGGGCAAGTGTAAAGAGTTGTCAAGGATGAGCTGGTCATATCAACCTGCCCAAGAATCTTGTAAGAACTAGCCATTGTTTTCCGTTTCTCCTATGCACCCATGAGCAAGAAAGTTTGCTCAAAACCAACCGAAGCTCCGGCAGCCGCAACCCACGCACTGCCAGAATATACCTGAAAATCGTCTGTGGAACGTAAATACCTAAATTGGCCTTCTGCGGGAGAAGCCAATGCCGCGTTAGCTGCAGCTTCATCCGCGTAAACAGGAATCACCTGATCCTGCAAATAAGTTTGCACATTAGCTGCGGTCAAAACCTCACCAGCGGTGAAGGTACGGTATCCAGCGGGAGCGCCAGCCATTGTTCTCCTAGAAAGCTAAAGCGTTATTGTTATCAAGTTTACCAAACACCGAGTCATCAAGAACGAGGAAAGTCCAGTCAAGTGACGCAACACTGATTGACATATCGTGGCGTTCAGTTTCAATGTTGTGGGCGATACGAATAATTTGACCGTACTGCTGAATTGGGTCACCAATGTTGTTTGGTGTGAAGGTGATGGAAATAATGTCACCGATTTCCAAACCAAGACAGCTGGCCCTGTTCGCTGTCCCCGCCGTGTCAAGATTCACCTGGATTGTTTCAAACCGATATTCAGGATCCCCGTACTTTTGCACAAGAAAGTCGGCAAGGTTTTGCAACTGAACCTGAGTCGAAACAAGTGTTTCCAACTGATATGCCGAAACACCGTAAGCGATTCGTGAACGGTCATTGTTAGCTGTCGCAGTACCCGCAAGGCTCGTCACAATCGCCTCGTTGTATAGCAACTCTGAACCGTAATTCACCGCCGTCAACGTGAACGGTATACCTGTCCCGTCATCCTTGAACTCTGTAATTGTCGTGCTCGTTGGTGTTGCGTCGAGCCGGTCACGGAAAACAAGGTCACCGTTCTTACCAATAAACAGAAGCCCCTGCTCACTATCGGAAATCTTCTGCAAATACGAAAGAACGTTCCCCTCGATGAAGTCAGCCCCGAGCGTGCTCACACCCGTATCAATGTTGCGCTTATCCGCAGGCCACACAACGTTCTCCTGATCGAGAACCTCAGTGACGCGAGCACCGGACAGCTGCGGTGTTGCCGTACCGGACACAAGCACTTGCCGTGCAAGCAAAGTGAAATCATCGGTTGCTTGAATCTCAGCCCTCGAGTTCCCGTCAGGGTCGTAAGCGAAGTTCCAGTCATCAATCGTTGTTTCGATAACCCGTTCACCGTCAACAGTGACACGAACTTCACGCCTCGGAATGATGGAACCCGCGAACGGTGAGGGTGCATAGTTAGGGTCGAAAGCACGATCATTGTTATTCAAAACAACTTGCAAGCTTCCCGCATTGAACCTGTCAAGGTCACGGTTCTTCCCACGAGAAACACTCGCGCTAATCATGCGATCCGTAATGTCATTGAACACTGTCCCGCCCAGGGTGTATTCAGTGTTATCAAGCACACCAGCAACAGGATCGTCGAGGATGAAACCCTCAACGTCGCTCAGTTCAACAACGGTAGCCATTAGGCCCTCGCAAACACTGGGCCAGAGTTGCGTTCATAACGTTTGATTGCATTCACAATCTGCTCACCCACCTGCGAACCATTCGTTCCCATCCCAGCATTCACCGTGATGTTGTAAGTGTTCCCCTTCGGCATCTTGTTCAACGGGATAACAGCTTCAGGGCCAGCCTCACCAATCAAAGCGTTCATCGGGCCGGTCACAATGCCACCCTCAGCCAAAGCGACACGAGGGAGCGAAATCTCACCAATCTGACGCAAATTGATTCCGAAACTCTTACCACCCAAACCAGGCACCCAACTCGGAATGCTCACCTGGATAGTGTTCAGTGCTCTAATGACCGCGTTCACACCGCGAATAATGGAGTTAGCGAACCCCTCCCACATTCCGATCATGCCATTGATGATGTTATAGAAGAAGTCACGGATCCCACCGAACTTCTGCTCAAAGAAAGTTGTGAACGGGTCAAGGAAAGCCATGAAATCCTCGAACGTTGACGTCAAATAAGTTATTGCTTCCACCAGTAGCACCGAGAGAATCTCAGCCACAGTGACGAAAATCGGAATCAAGAACTCCAACATCTCCGTCAGGATTGGCAGCACAAGCTCAATCAGAGGCAAGAAAGCTTCAATGACTTGAATGAGAATAGGTGCTAAAGCGATAAGGAGCTGCGTCAAAATTGGCAACACAGACAAAATGATGGGCGTCAACGCCTGGAACAACGTCAGAAACAAACTTGTCAAAGGTGGTAGTAATTGGTCAATGAGTTGCAAGAATGGTGGGACAAGTGACTCAATCGTGGGAATCAAACTGTCAAACAATTCCACAAGCACAGGCAAGGCTGCCTCGGCAAGTTTCAAAACAATGCCAACAAGGTTCACAAACAAAGGCACGAGTGGAACGAAAGATTGCAACAGCCCAGGAATCTGCCCAGCAAGATTCTCTAACGCTGGTGTCAAGGATTCCACAGACCCCCGCAACACCGGGCCCAACTGCTCCACAACCGGGAGCAACCCCGCCGACAACGCTGCGAACGCAGGAAGCAAAGCCCCACCCACAGTCGCCTGCATATCCTCAAAGTTCGCGGACAGAATACGTTGCGAGTTAGCTAACCCGTCAGAAGTATTCGCAAAGTCACCCTGAGTCTTAGCCGTTTCCTGCATCAGCAAGCCGTAGCGTGCCTGAGTCTTGATGTCCTCAGTCATCTGCTCGCCAACAGAAATGAGCCCCTCCTGGAGCGCGTACGCCTGCACCTCAGACTGGAGCAGGTTGATACCAAAACGTTTCAGAGGCTCAGCCTCACCAGACAAACCAGACTGGAACACCTGCAAAGCCTCAGCAACATCAATGTTGAACACCGAAGCAAAGTCAGCAGCCCTCGTCGTAATATCGTCAACAAAACCCTCAACGTTGCCACCCTCACCAACAACACGATCCGCGAAAGCCGAGAACCGCACCGCAGCCTGATTGAACGCCGACTGGGTTACACCAAGCCGGGTCGCAGCATCCTCACCAAGCTTCGCAATCCCCTCAGAAGCGTCACCATACGAAACAGAAAGCGCATTCAGCGACTCCTCAAGGTCAGAAGCCGCCCCAATGCTCGCCTTCGCAAAGTTAGTGACAGCCCGCACAGACAAAGCCGCACCCAAAGCAACAGCAACAGTGCCCAGGGTCTTCTTGAACCCGCCAAGCGCATTCTGAGCCTGCTTTAGGCCCTTAGGGTCAAACTTACTGACGACTGGGATATCAATGCTCATCGGATTCTCCTGTTCACCAGTGCGACATAACGTTCAATGATGCCTCGCGCAATCCGCAAAGCCTCCGGAGCTTCTTTCTTAGCTTCTGGAATCACAAATCGACCAAGCCCCTGTCGAATTGGAAACTTAGCGTTCAATGCTGTAATCATCGCCCGCCCCTGCGGTGTCTTGCCCTGAGTCTTAGACCCAGCAAGTTCCATAATCTCAAACCCAGCATTCGTCTTACCGCGTGAACGGAACCGCATCGACACAACAGGAACAAACCCAGGCTTCTTCGCCCGCTTTCCCAAAGGTGTCACCGTGGATCCGCGCACAGCACCCCAGTTGTAACGGGTGCCACGAGAAGAAGCAGTCGCAAACCCAGACAACGGGGACTGTGGTGGCACTTGACTAGCGAGCGTATCAACAACGTCAGCAAGACCAGATTTCATGTCCCGTTGCAACTGTTTCCGCAGATTAGGGTCAAGCTGGCGAAGCTCACGCAACACAGTTCGCAGGTCAGCTTCTCTGATGGTGAACTGTGCAGGCATGATACTTCTATTCTACTTGCGCCCTCGCTTACCGGACTGGGCTTGAGAACGCGCCACAATATAACGCCCCATAGTCCACAACATACGAGGCTCCAGTTGCATCAGCTCACGAGGACTAATCCCCGTTTCAACAGCTAGGGCTGCAATCTCCCAGTGAAGGCTAGAATCACCTAGCCCAACTATTTTTTTCCTGAAGCCTCAGCAACCATAGAAACAGACTCGGCCCACTTCTCGAACTCCTCCTCGGTCACACCCGTGCGTTTCTGCACGTTGTAGGCCAGGAAGAACAAGTGAGTGAGCCGAATCTCCTTCTCAAGGCGTGCCACACTCAAATCGAAGCGTGACTCGAAAGCAATCAGGTCAGCAGCAATAGCCGTGACCTCAGCTGATGAACCGTCGATGAACTCAATGCGTAGGTTTATGGGATTCATGGGTTACGCCGTAGCCCTCGAAATAGTTCCGTCAGCCAAAGGCCAGGAAACGGAAAGCGTGGCTAAATCGCCCACTGAACTTGCGTAGGGTTGGTATTCGGTGCACAAGAAAACGCCCGCGTATGCGGGAGACGTGCTCGACGTTCCGTTCGTGGGCGTGATGACAACCGTAGCGTTCGAGCCCAGAAGCGGGAACAGCGTAGCGTCAACAGAGCTGGCACCGAAGTCCTGGAAGAAGTCAAGCGAAATGCTTGCATCCTTCAGGCCTGCGATCCGCTGAACGAAAGTGTCACCGAACGCGGTCACCTCTTGCTCAGCAGCTGAAATGTCAAGGGTAGCTGCAGCCAAGCTTGAGCTGAAGTCAGTCCCATTGATTGTGATTCTGTAATCAGTAGCAACAAACTTTGCCACAATTTCTCCTTAGTCCGCGTAGACAATGACAGCGAAATCCGCTGACAAATACGTTATATCTCCAATTGTAATGGAGGTGATGTTAGTCATCTCCCCCACCCTCGTATCGAAAGCGTTTCCATCGAGGGTCTTGTCTGACTCGATAGCGGTCTTGATAGACCTACCGCCACCGTCATCAATGAGCTGATCCATAGACCGTTGCGCCTGCGAAGTCGCCACCCTGCCGAAGATAACCGTTACAACAAAGTTGTACTCGGTGAGGCCACGCTGAAAAGCTTGGTCGTAGGACACGCTCTGCAACTGCACAACTGCTGCAGGCATCATAGGGTTATCAGGGATGTCAGCGTAAGTGCGAATCCCTGAAATAGTGCCCAGGTTAGTTGCGAGGGCTGTACGCATACCGGTGACGGTCACGCCATCCTCAGCTTCCGGTAGGGCTGAATCATGCGCTCAACATCCGGGTCGAGCTTCGTGCCAACTCGCACGGCTCCCAAATCTGAGAAACCGAGAACACCCGTCGGGGATTCGTAGCGCTTGTACTGGCGGAGTGCAGACAGAATGCAGGCTTGCCGTACCGCTGTCGGCACAGTAGCGAAACCAAACACACCCGTCACCTGAACGCTCGCCTGATTAGCGTCAACATTCCTGGGCTCGTAAGTAGGCCACAAGTAAGTTCCCACGGCACGGATCCGAGTGAACGATGTTTCAATACCGCCAGCGAGCCCGTTCAACGGTTCGAGCTGGAAGTCAGAAGTGTCGAAGGTTGTGTCGAAAGTTCCGTCACCGTTGCTGTCAGTCTTCAACGTTGTAACAGAAATGATGTCGTCGGTTTCGACAACGTACAAGTCTTGAGGAACGTACACTCGTGCAACAGGTGTCCCCTCGGATCCTGTCTGATAGAAAACGCGTTCAGTGTAAGAATCAATCTCACGCGATGCTGACTCGATAGAAAGTTCGAGCAGGGTGTCGTCGATTGAATCCGTGATGCGAGCCGCTGCCTTAACATCCGCAAGCGAGCAATAGCCGTTAGTAATCGCCATGAAAAGCCTCCACACTCATTCTACCGGTCACCCTCCCAGCCGTTCACTCTGCGCCGTTCCACATCCCAACCCCCAGGGCCAAAATCCTCACGCGCAATCTTGTCACGGTAATAAGCCTGATTGCTTGCGAACGTGTCACCGTTCAACGCTTGAAACACAGGATCCGATTTCAGTGTTGACGAGTTGTCATGCTCCAGGGAAAGCTCAAGTTTGCGAATCGGAACCCCATGATGGTTCGCACGAGTGTTGAAATCGTTGTCCTCAAAATATGCCGGAAAAAATGCTTCATCGAACAAACCCAAGCGCCTGACAGCCTCATAGCCGACAGAAAACGTTTGCCAGAAGGGAAACACCCCTGAAAGGCTTATCTCGTCTGTACGAGCCTCACAGAGCCTCTCAAGGGCACCAGGGTTGAACCGCACATCGTTCGAGGCGAAAAACCAGCGATTGTCATACGGGAACGACTTGATGCCCAGATTCCATGACGCAGCAACACCCAGGTTCGCTGGCATCGGCAGATAAGTCGTGAACTCCACACAATCAGGAACATCGACCTCCATATCCTCCATGACCATCGACGCCCCGTTATCAATGACGAGCAAGTGCTTGACAGGGTAGTCAATCGAGGACAACATGCGCTGCAACAGATCGTAACGGTTCAGCACAGGAACAATAAGGTTCTCCAACATCACAGACCGCCGAACTTGTGACCCTCAAGATGCAAGTTCACAAAAGGGTTCAACGAGTAAGTGTTCACACCGTAAGTGTCACGAAGCCAGTTCCGCATCATAATAAGATGCCGGTTCCAGACCGCGAACGGGCGCTGAGTGGTGTGAGGATAAACACCAAAGTTTGCGTCATCATCCAGAAGCCCACAATCCACACCCACCAACACAATATTGTTTGCACCAACATAAGCAGCGAGGTGCATCGCCCCATGCACACTCGACGAACCGAAAACAATCTGATGCGCATGCGCAGGCCTATCTTGCGCATAAGGGTCGAACATGTCGTGACTGTTCTCCTCAGTTTTCGGATCCTGAGCAATTACGTTCTCGTAATCCGCCTTATAAATAGCTTTTGTTTTGTAATCCTGTCGATTCACGACAAATATGGTTTCGGGATGTTGCGCAGGGAATGACGGAAAACCGTTAAACTCGTGATGGTGGGTGAAAGCATAAGTGGGCTTCAAACCGAAGTAATGCGCCCCACCATTCGTTCCAACAACAAGCTTGTCATCGAAGAACTCCGGTGACAGGTAATCCATTGTCGCACCGGAACCGAAGACCCAAGCTGTTTCGCCTCGATGCAGATTCTGGATGTTAGGCAGAAGCATTAGGCGAAGTAATCCCTGAGGAACGGGAGCCAATACTCGTCAAACACTTTCGGGATATCAAAGTCGAGCGCGAACTTTCGTGCCACCGAACTGAAACCCCGCTCAGCATGAAACGCCTGTTCCAGAGCAGAAACAATCGAACCAACCTCAGGCACCTGGAAAAAGGCTTTCTGAGGCTCATCCCAAAATGGGGAGCCAGAAGTCAAGAAACTATCCTCCGACACCAAATCCATCGACGCAGCCCAACCAGAAGCAATCACGCGAGTCCCACACGCCTGCGCCTCAATCGTCGGCACACCAAACCCCTCACCATACGAAGTCGCCAAAAGCACATCGCTCGCAGAATAAATTGCAGCCAACTGCTCCTTCGGGTAACCAATCCGCAACATCTCACGGTTAGCAATCGTCACCGCGCTCGGGGGAACACCCGTCGCCTTCAGCAACACCTTCAAATCGAACCCGCCCGTCGTAGGTGCAGGATCCGAGTGAATATACAAGTGAGAGTTCGGGAACTTCTTATGGAACATCGAGAACGCCAGCAAGTTCTCCCCATACGCTTTACGGTGGATGAGGCCATTCGCTTTGTTCGCTGCGACAATCGACACCAAGAACGTGTCAGGGTCAATACCCATGAACTCCCGCGTCGGAACCTTCTCACCCTCACCGTTCAGAATCGTGTCCGTCTTCTTATAAACATTCGTGTCAATCGCGTGAGGTATATACACGCTGTCTATACCCGTGTCATCGAGCTGGCGCTTGCCGAACGGGGACATCGCCACCGGAGTCACGTTATCGCGCTTCAGAAACGAGGCAACCTGCGGAGGCATCGTGACATGATCCAACGGCACCCACGAAATAACCGGGATGTCGTCTTTCCACTGGTTGTAAACCCACACATCATACAAGGTGATGATTGCGCCCTGAAGGTTCGGATGCTGAGAACTGAAATGAGTGAACCAGGTTGTCAACACATCCTGCGAATAAGGTGCAACACCCCTCGGATAGTGCAACACCTCACCATGCTTGGTCGGAATCTTGTCAATCGAACCCTCAAGCCCATAGTTCGACAACACAGCAGTCTTCACACCATGCTCCATCAGGGAACGAACAAGATGCTCAGCCTGTTGACCGTAACCCGTAGGGGAGCCGGGAGAATTGCTTGCTAAGGCGATAAGCCCTTTAACTTTTTCTGTAGGCATGACGCCTAGCATAGCGAAAGCCCCCGCCGTGAAACCTACAACACGACGAGGGCCTTCAGCCTTACGGGGCTATGCGATTATGCAAGCTCCAGGTACTTGATGTGGTTAGCACCGTTAGCAACACCTGCACCGAGGCGGTACACGAAACGGTAACCAGTCACGTCGTTGGCGAAGTAAGCGTCAGAAGAAACGCTAACCTCAAGGCCAGTGGTCGCAACCTTCACCGAAGGCCAGTGTCCGAACAACACAGCCTTGTTTCCGGTTCCGATGTCAGCAACGGCGGGGTTCTCCAGGACAGGGTGTCCCAGGATGGTGGAAGGACCACCAGCAACCACGTCGAGGATGTAACGGCCATCGTTGTCCTTCAGCTTACGGATAGCACCAAGCGTCGAGGTGTTCACCATGTAGGCGGCACCAGGAAGCATACGGGCCATACCGTCAACGCTGTAGGCGAGGTCGATGAGCTCGTCAGCGGTGATAGCGTCAGTCGTTCCAGCGGTCACACCGGAGCCAGCAACAGCAGTAACAGCTGCGTGGATGACGGTGTTCGCACGGGTACCGATAGCGACACCAGCCTGCTCAGCAACGTTAGCCTCGATGTCGAAGCCAGCG